AATGTTATCGTCTATCCTGAGGTAACAGAAGTCAAACTCGGTAACTTAAATACACTTTTTATTCCTTGGATCAATAATGAAAATTTTGAAAGTACTGTCCAATCTATTAAAGCTTCACGTAGCAAGTGTGCGATGGGGCACTTGGAACTCAACGGATTCAGAGCTCATCGTGGGCACGTCATGGAAGACGGTATGGACTGCGAACTATTTGAGAAGTTCGAAACTGTCTTCTCGGGACACTATCACACTCGATCAGACAACGGAAAAATCTTCTATCTAGGTAACCCCTATGAGATGTTTTGGAATGATGTGAATGACCCTCGTGGTTTTCACATCTTCGATACGGAGACCATGGAGCACACTCCAATCAATAATCCTTATCGTATCTTCTATAACATCTACTACGAAGACAACAACTACAAACTCTTTGATGCCCGTGAGTATCAAGGTAAGATTGTAAAAGTAATCGTCAAGAAGAAGAGTAGTCCAAAAGACTTTGAAAAGTTTATTGATAAACTCTATTCTGCTGGTATTCAAGAACTCAAGATTGTTGAAAACTTTGATATTCAAGCAGGAGAAGACTTTGAAGTTGAGGAAAGCGAAAACACTATTTCTATCTTAAATAGATATATTGATGAAGCAGAAATGGAATGTGATAAGTCTATCGTCAAAGGCATTCTGCAAAAGATATATTCACAGGCGTGCGAGGTTGAGTAATGTTTCTTCTTACTCTTAAAGACAGAAAAGACGATGGTGCATATGCCGTCCAGAATAAACTGGGTGAAAAGGTCTTGGTGCTTTTTGAGGAAGAAGATGATGCTGAGCGTTATGCAATGATGCTGGAAGAGGATGAAGATCCAGCGGAAATGGAAGTTGTAGAAGTTGACGGAGCACTTGCTATTCGGACCTGTAAGATGTATAATTATCGTTATGCAGTAGTGACACCAAACGACATCGTTATTCCCCCTAAATTGAATGATAACTTTTCAGAAAATCCGTTGGCGTAATTTTCTTTCTACTGGTAATCAGTTTACGGAAGTAGAATTAAATCAACATAGAACTAACCTTGTCGTTGGTACTAATGGTGCAGGTAAGTCCACTATTCTGGATGCACTTACCTTCGCACTGTTTAATAAACCATATCGCAAAATTAATAAACCACAGTTGGTGAATACCACCAACGAGCGTGATTGTTTGGTGGAGATTGAGTTTACTATCAATACTCGTCAGTATCTTGTGCGTCGTGGCATCAAACCTTCTGTGTTTGATATTGTAGTCAACGGAAATCCACTGCATCGTGAAGCAGATGACCGTGCGATGCAACGTATTCTGGAAGAGAATATCCTCAAACTCAACTACAAGTCCTTTACTCAGATTGTCATTCTGGGTAGTAGCACTTTTGTGCCTTTTATGCAGTTGACTTCTTCTAACCGCCGTGAGGTTATTGAAGACCTTCTGGATATTCGTATCTTCTCTGCAATGAATAATATCCTCAAGGATAATATCAAAGACAAGAAAACACAAGTCAAATCTCTTGACCTGAAGAAGGAAACTCTGAAGGATAAGATGAAGATGCAGAAAGACTTCATCGAAGAACTTGAGAATCGTGGCAATGCCAACATTAATGTCAATAAGGAAAAGATTGCCAATCTAGACAAAGAAGTTGGCGTTTATATGGTAGAGAATGATAAGACCAATGAGCAAGTAGAGAAACTTACTGAGCAACAGCAAGGACTTACAGACGCTAGTAAGAAATTAGTAAAGCTTAACAATCTTAGAGGTAAGATTACTCAAAAAGTATCTACTCTTACGAAAGAACATAAGTTTTTCACCGAAAATACGGTTTGTCCCACCTGCACCCAAAGTATTGAGGAAGAGTTTCGGTTAAATAGAATTACAGACGCTCAAAATAAGGCAAAGGAACTAAAGGAAGGTTACGAAGAACTCGAAAACACTATCAAGTTCGAACAGGAAAGAGAGCGTCAATTCACCGACCTTTCCCAGGAGATCACAAACTTAACGCATGGCATTTCTCAAAACAATACTCGGATTAGCCTCAACCAGAGACAAATCAGAGATCTTGAGCATGAAATTCAAACTATTACCGAGAACCTTGCAAACCGAAATTCTGAACATGAGAAGCTAGAGGAGTTTAGAGAAAATCTCCAAAAGACAATAGAAGACCTTTCAGACAAAAAACAAGAAATCGTTTATCACGATTTTGCCTATTCCTTACTTAAGGACGATGGTGTAAAGACGAAGATCATTAAGAAGTATCTTCCGTTCATAAATCAGCAGGTGAATCGTTACCTTCAGATGATGGAGTTTTATATTAACTTCCAACTTGATGAAGAGTTTAACGAATCAGTAAAGTCACCCATTCACGAAGATTTTTCATATTCTTCTTTTAGCGAGGGTGAGAAAATGAGAATCGACCTATCCCTACTTTTCACTTGGAGAGAAGTAGCGAGAGTCAAAAACTCCGCTAATACAAACCTGCTGATTATGGATGAGGTATTTGATTCCTCTCTTGATGGTTTCGGCACCGATGAGTTCCTTAAGATTATCCGTTACGTCATTAAAGACGCTAATATCTTCGTCATCTCTCATAAGTCAGACCTGCATGACAAATTTGAAAGTGTCATAAAGTTTGACAAAATCAAAGGTTTTTCCCGTAAAGTGTCTCTATAGACATAAGAGCAATGCAAGTCCCCAACCGCTACCACCACTCAAAGAAGGAGCAAAAGCGGAAACTGAAACCGCAAGCACTCCGACAAGCAAAGGCACGTCGCCAAGCACTCAAGAAGCGTCTCCAGCAAGGGGACGCTTCTTTTTTAATAAATATCTAAAAAGTATTTGTAGGGTTGTGGATAACTACGATTTAGTATTAGAATATCTGTTGAGTGAAGGATATTCTCATAAAGAAGCGACCAGAATTATGGTCAATGAGGGAATCATCCAAGACCTTTGGAAAGCAGCACAGAAAAGATTCTCTTCCCCAAAGAATATTGCAAGAGCAGGTGCTGCTGACGTTGCCGCTACTGCAATTGCATCAACACCAGCGAATACTGTAAAACCAGCATTACCACCACAACCAGCACCCATTGTCAGAACAGTCGCTGCTCCTGTAACTCCAAATCCATTGCAACAAGTTGCAGCACCTTTCAAAAAAGTTAGAAATATTGTAAGACAACTGAATCCTGCTAAACCTGCAGCAGGAAGTCTTCCACAAGGAAAACCTGGTGGTTCTTTAGGTAATGTAGTAAATACGCAAGTTGTAAGACCAAACGTAAACACTGGTGATCTTGCTTCTGCTAATACTAAAGGGTCATCAGTCTCAACAGGATCTGGTGGAGGTGTAACAACAACATCTGGTGGTGGAGTTACAAAACCTACTTCAAGGACTCCTGGTGGACCTTTAGAAAAGGCGGGTCCAGTTGTTGATGTAAAACCAGTAAGACCTCTTGGTGGTAGCACGTCCTCAACTCCTGTTGGTGGGTCTCCTTCTGTTGCTAGAATTCCTGCACCAAAACCTCAACCATTATCTTTCTCCGGTCTTCTTAAGAGATTACCAAAACCTTCTGGTGGTGGAGTTGGACCTTTGACTGGATTAAGAGGAAACGTTGTTTCTACAGCTATTTCTGCCCTTGCACAGCCAGTTATTAATAAAGCGACTGAAAGGGGGTCTAAAGAACTTGGTAAATTATCTTATAGACTTCAGGGTAAAGAGAATAAGGCACAACAAATAATTCCTTCTCTCTATGATAAGCAAGGTCCAGATTTAACTAAAAATATTGTTTCGGGTGTTATAAACAGAGGAAAACCTGAGGTAAGTGGCGTAGGACCACTCTCAAGAGTTGCTCAACCTTATAATCCACCAAGACCACCAGCACCTAAAGAACCTGAGAAAAAACCAGAAGTTAAACAAGTAGTAACTAAGAAAAAGGTAGTTGCTCCTGTTGTAAAGAAACCTGCACCAGCAAAACCAGTTGACCCTAGACTTCAGAAGTATCGTGATTTGGTTAAGAAGGGTAAGAGACTGGAAGCAGAAACTCTTGGTAGAGAAATCTATCAATCAACTTATGGTGCTCCAGCATTTAGACCAACTAAAACCGCTTGATTAATAAATAACTAAAAAACTATAGAAAAATGGATTCGAAAGAACTTCGTCTGCTTGGAGAAGCTTATGCTGGTATCCAAGAAGGATACGGCAAAAAAGAAGAGAAAGAAGAGAAAGAAGAAGATTGTGTGCCTAAGTCTGAAAAGGGTGAGCACAATTGCGCCAAGAAAGTCTGTCACGAACAGTTTGGTCAAGGCACCTGCATCTTCGGTGAGCACGCTGAGCCAGACGAGAATGGTTTCGTAAGCCACTATGATGTTATGTTTGAGCACGGTGTTGAGAGAGCAGTCCCAACCAGTGAAATGGAAATCCTTGTAAGTGAGTCTCACGGCGGTCATAGTAAGAATAAGAATAAGAAGAAGACTATGATGGCGCATTATGAAGCAGAAGGTGATCTGGTTGATGAGGGAAGGGGTTTTGTGACAGGAGCTGCAAAGGCAATCAATACTGTATTGAAACCAGCAGGACAGACTCCAGAGCAAGAGAAAAAGGCAGTTGCTAATCTCACAAGGACGATGGATACTGTTGCCAAACCAGTCAAAGCTGGATTAGAGGGTTTGTTTAAACCAGTTGCACCAATCACTGCTGGTGGTGGAACTCCTGATACGGCAGCGTCTGATGCAAAAATTAGAGAACTTGCTCGTCAAAGAGGAACTCTAAAGCAAGATGTAGACCTCTTTGATATCGTCAAGGGTCACCTGATGAGCGAAGGTTATGCTGATACTGAAGAAGCAGCACTCGCTATCATGGCAAATATGAGTGAAGAGTGGAGACAAACTATCTTAGAAGCAGATTCAGTTGATAAGATGAGAGAAAGGGCAGAAAAGAGAAGACAGCAGCGTTATGGAAAGCAAGGTGGTGGCGGTCGTGATGATTACAGACCATACACTGAGGATGACTATAAAAACCCTAAACCAGGATATGGATCTAGTCAGGTTAAACCTGCCTGAGTCCACTTTCTAAACTGTCCACTGGGGAGGTCTTCGGACCTCCTTTTTTTGTATAATAGGTCCATACGCAACAGAGCAATGACCGTCCGCCACGAAATCAAGTCCCAACTTGCTAAACTCCTTGCTACTGAGGACCTGGTGGTTGAGCACAAGAAAGTGGAGACTGCCTGCTTTAATGTCCACACTCGTGTGCTGACTCTTCCTATGTGGGAGAAGGCAAGTGGCACCGTCTATGACCTTCTGGTGGGTCACGAGGTCGGTCACGCTCTCTACACTCCCGATGAAAACTGGTTGGAAACTCATAAGATTCCACCACAGTTTGTGAATGTGGTTGAGGATGCTCGCATTGAGAAACTGATGAAGCGTCGGTATGCTGGTCTCTCCAAGACCTTCTATCGTGGTTACAGTGAGCTTGCTGAAGAAGACTTTTTCCAGATTGGTGATGATGACCTCACTACCTACAATCTTGCTGATAAGGTCAATCTCTATTACAAACTTGGCAACTTTGTAACCATTCCCTTTGAGGATGATGAGATGGATATTGTCTCTATGATTGGAGAGACTGAAACCTTTGCTGATGTGTTGGTTGCTGCAGAAGCACTTTACAAGTTTTGTAAGCGGAAGCAAGAGGAGGAAATGAAGACTCCTATGGACTCTCTTGAGTCTCAGCAAGGTGGTGGCACTCAACCCGCTTCTGACTTCAGTGAAGAGA